GGCAGACAATCGTTCGTTTTTTACCTCAAGAATACTCGAATCGCGCTGGCCTTTTGCGCGAATCATCTGCGTGGGGATTCTGGTTAATCCTGTCATAGATTCCTCTACACGACGTATTGAATGGAATAGCTGTCAGTACGCGGCGAGAATTCAGGGAGCGTTGTGGTTTCTTGGCGAATGATAATCCAGTCGCGCACACCGTTTCCGTCATCGTATTGCACTGTCAGATAAATCGGCAGATTCGGGTTGTATTCCGGCAGCCCTTCGTAGTTCCCGAGCAGGTCGTTTCGCCACAATGCGCCTTCGAATTCCACCTCGAAATTGTTGCCGAGGTTGATGATTTTCACCTTGGAACCAGCACGTTTATCCCACATCACATAAACGAAATCGTCCACGGTAATGGTTGGGGTAATAATGCCCGGCACCGTGGCCGACATGTCGAATTGGTTGGTCATAACCTGATCAGCAAATTGCTGAATGCCGGTCCAGTGTTGGTAATTGCGACCAGACGGCGACGGGTTAGCCACAACGCCATACATTGCCTCTTCTTCCGTGATTTCACTGGCAATTGGGCCACCAGTAAACAAACGGTTGGCAAACATCGCGGTGCCCCAACGAGGTTTTCCTATCGGCGCGGCTTCTGGCACTTTACACACTCCGTCGTAAGTTTTTGCGGTGGTGGTTGTCGAACCATCCGACCACGTTTGAACCTTCCATGTGGCGGTAATAAACGTGTCACCATTCGGAACACCGTTTGCGGTTTGGCCAGCCGGGCAATTCTGCCGCTCGGTTTTGGTTTCTTCGCCAACGATGTAGATTGGTTGTGCACACGTCACGTAAAGCTTAAATGTTCCGGTGCCGGTCGAAGTGATTCTGAGGCCATCAGCAGTATTCCAAATCACATCAAACGTTTCGGTTTGAGTCGAGGTGTGCACCGTGGTGGTGCCCAATCGGAATAGCGCAGAAACCGTGCCCGTAATCTCGATTTTTACCGAAACGTGACCACGGATTTTAGGCGTAGCGAACGCCACGTCGATTACATCGCCACCCGTGAACGAAACCAGCTGATCACCGCACGGCAATACCTTGTTTTGTGGGCAAGTGCTGCTGATCGTCAATTGCTGATCAAGCGTTTCGGATTTGACTAGAACGGTGCCGGTTCCCGAATAGAAAAACGTCACAGATTTACCAACGCCAACCAGCACGTTATCCCGGTAAACCGAAACATCGAGGTTGGTGGTGATCGTGGTATTGCCCGCCGTTGATCCGTAACGCATGGTGACATTTGCAAAACTATCGACCGTGCGGCTAACACCGCAATCAATGGTTGGCGTAACCGGCTGGCGCACAGGACAACTCAAGCGCATTTGGAAATCGTTGCCGCGTGCCTGCACCAAAAGCGGTTGGTCTTTATCGTATTGATACGAATAGGAACCGGATTGCGAAATAAACCGCGAGGCCCCGCCGTTGGTGATTTCCAGTTCGGTTTCGGTGATCACTAGGTCAATGATCGTTTCGCCCGAGATACCGCCCATATCGACCGTGATATTCGAATAGCCGGGATAAGTATTCAGCGTGGCGCCACAATCCATGAACACATCGACCGGAATAGGAACGTCCGGGGTGTATGGACATTTTGCGAAGAGTTTCACTTCGCCGTAGCCCTGCGCATCGACCGTGATTTTGCCTTTGTCGGGCGTGTAATCGAAAGAGAAATTCACGGTGCCTGTGTGCCCGCTCACAACATAAAAAGGCACGTTGTTTTGCGAGAAAATCAGCTGCGTGGTTTCTACCAGACTCACACGGAAATCGATCACACCGGATTTCTGATCAGGCAGAATCAAGGTGGTCAATTGCGGTGCATTGAACGTGTAATCCTCGGTCGCGTCACAGGTGAATTCGTAAACGGGATCAGGGATTACTTCGTCGTTGTTCGGGCAACTGAAAATGTAGTCAACGGAGCCAGTGCCTTGCGTGGTAACGTAAACGTCGCCCGCTTCTGGATCATATTCGAATGTAAACACATCCTCACGATCCGGCGTCATGGTCAGCAACAGGGTTTTGCCCTGAAAAACGTTGACCAAACTATTCCCCACAACCGACCAAATAAGATCGACCTTACCGGGATTTTCACCCAGCAAAATCGTGTTCTTTTTCACGTATCCGGCTTGGTGCCATTGGCGACCGCAAATCAGCGTGGTATCGACCGGCGTAGGTTTCGGCACAACCGAAGGCAAACAAGGATCGACCGGGCACAGCAAATGGATATGGGCGCGAGAACCAACGGCCATACCTTCGTGCGTCAAAATCAATTCATCGCCACCAGCATTAGGGTGCACGGGTGCGTAATCGAAACTGAATGAACCGTCAGGCGTGGCAAGTGGTGCAGCTGCAATCACTTCACCATCCTGATAAATATAGATTTCATCATCGAGGTTTTCGCGCTGATACCAAATGGTGATTGGCCCCTGCTGAAAACCCACGAAATAGGAAATCTTGTGTTTGCCTTTACCGCACACAGTGAGCCAGTTTCCGCACACTGCGCTAAATTTCGCCACCGGCAATTCCTGCGGGGCGATCATGGGCAACGTACTGCATTCTTTCATGATTCGTCCCTTAGTAAATCACCGTTTTATCACCCACTGGATACGGTGTGTAAACCGCTGGGCAAATCGGCAACATGCAATCTTCTGCACCGGCCCAAATCAATTCGTTTTGTTTTGGGTAAAGCCCGGTCCCTACGTTGGCGCTCATTGCCTGCCCTTGTGGACCACACGGGCCACGGCTGGTCGTTGGGCAACTTGGACCGCACAAACCGCGCTTACCTTCAAATCCGGGTGCACCCGTTGCCCCCACATCACCACGCGGACCCGTTGGGCCTAATGGACCTACAGGGCCAGCGGCGCCTACTTCGCCCTCAATACCGGGATCACCGGTAGGACCGGGGCGGCCCTCAATTCCCGTTTGACCTGCGCAACCGGTTTGCCCATCTTTTCCTTCGCGCCCATCGTCACCATCCGTGCCGTTTTTACCGGGATTTCCACGGGTGCCAGCGGGGCCAATACCGAAATCGATTTGACGCAAAAAACCAGTGACTTCGAAGTGGGTTCCGTTGTTGCGATAAAACGTCAGGATTCCGGTATCGTCATCGAATACGATTTCTGCAATTCGCAACGCGTTCGAATCAACCGGGGTGCCGAAATACATTTCATCGGCATTATCGCGGTACGCCTGTTCACCATCATAGCCGGGGGCTTCAATGTGTTCGTAGGAGGGCGCCACCACTTCTTGACCAGTCATAGCCGATTGAACAATCAGCGAATTCTGGTCTTTTTTGTTGGTAATGACCGTAGCACCAATGGGCACAGTCACCGATTTATTGTCGAGTACGGCAATAGTTAAATCGTTGGACATGTCAGATACCCATCCACCTCTTCCGGCGTTTTGGCAGTTTGAATACCCGAACGCCGTAGGGTATAAATTCGATTTCTTTCAGTAACCAACCGGATCATCTGATCTTGAGAAATGCGGCACGGGCCGCCCTCACGCAGGAAATAAGACGGACCCAAATACGGCAGTTCGTCATCGTAAACCTTCACGTTTTGAAACGTAATAAAGTTCACGTTTTCCAGTCTGGCGAGGGCAGCCCGTCGATAGGCCGCCATGTTGATCCGCCAACTTACTGCGCCGTCCACGACTTGGATAATGAACATGGTTTGATTGTCTACCAGATATTGAAAAACATCTGCACCAATCTCTACTGCACCTTGCTCAATATCTGCGCCTTTTCCAAGGCTACCATTCGTGGATACCCAGTATTTCATATTGGAATCTCAAGGATATTCAGGTTGATTGTCAGTTGCAGGTCAAACAGCGCGGTGTTCGCATTGTTGATCCTCATTTTCGCCACGATATCCACCGATTCGCTCGGATGGTTCGCCGGGTCAATTGGGATCATCTGCGTCATACTGGCGTTTGCGTAGGCCATGCCGCCCTTCGTGTTGGAAATCACGCCCGCTTGGCCAGTACCGCGAATCTCACGACCGAAGTTTGGTTCTGCCGATTGTGCGCTGCGAATACCGATAACAAACTCGATATTTTCCGTACCTTCCGCACTTTGATAACCCGGCCCCAGCTTGGCGCTGAAGTCCGCAACAATCATGTAGATCGATGCTTGTTTCTGCGTGAGCGAAATGGTTTGAGCAATCACACCATCAGAACTGGTGAACGATTTGTCGGTGCTCCATTTGCGGAAATTGCGCAGCTGTGGGAACGCCGATTCATCCAGCGAAATCATCGCGGTGCCGGAACTGTTGTCGATGATCAGGCCATCACCAACCGCGATTTTTGGTGCAGGGATCGGCAATTCAACATTCGGCGCATTGTGGCGCAGCAGCACAAGGTTATTGTGAGAAACATAGCCGTCAATCATGATGCCGTTGAGGCCAGTCTGTTCGGAACCCTGCGACTGGATATTTTCGAAAATCATTACCTCGACTTCTACATCAGGTTCGAGGCTGGCGCTGAACACCAGATTTCCGTCAATCAACGTGTAGTTGAATTCGTG